CGTTCCACGACAGGGCCGCACACTTGATGTCGCCCTCTTCGTCGCGCGACGTGTAGTTGGAGTTCGCCCACGCCTGCGTCACCTCGGCCGACGACGCGTACCCATCGACGTCCGGGTCCTCGACGCCCACCATCAGGTAGTCGCCCGGGTCGTCCGTTGCGCCCATGCCATCCGAGACGCGGAGTGCGGTGAGGGTGGAGGTGAACGTGGAGACCAGTGCGTCGATCAGGGCGGGGACTGTGGAGGTTGGCACTACAGGCCGCCGAGCGGGATGTACGGCTCGACCAACTGCTGCACGCGGATCGGCAGCGCGAACGCCGAGCCGGGCAGTGTGTTCGACAGCGCATCGGGCGGCGTCGAACCGGGTCGAGTGCTGCCGCCACGCTGGGTGACCCACAGGTGGCGGGTCATCTCCTTGATCGCCTGGAGTAGATCGGCGGGACCGGTCCAGACGTCCTCGGCGACGGTGCCCCAGCCAGCCTCGTAGACCACCGTGTAGGCGACTGCGGTGAACGAACCGCGGGCCGCGTAGGCGACGACGCCAGACGGGTCTGCGACAAGGTCCCCAGCCGTGATGGTCGATGCATCACTGCCGGTCACCGTGGTCACCGAGACGACGGGCAGAGTCGGGAGGACGAGGGCGCCGGCACAACCCGACACGCGAGAGGTGATCGTGGTCGTCTCGAGCGGCCCCACCTTGCGACCGATCGCAGCCTCGGCGGCGTCGATCGTCGACTGGATCTCGACGTCGTTGGTGTCCGTGGTGATGTTCAGGTGGAGCTTCGCGGCGGGGAGGCTAAGGACTGACACTCTCGGCCTCCTTCTGCCCTTGGAACATGTCGTGGTTGAGGACCGTGGACTTGTGGTGGCCGATCTTCACGGCGGTGTTCACGAACACCGGGAAGTCGCAGAGCGCGGCCCGCATGCAGAACGTGATGTCCTCGCCGCATGGCTGGCCGGCGAGCTCGGTCTCTTGGAACCACGGGAACGTCGCGTTGAACTCGCGGTCGCGGATCGTCTCCAAGACGCTGCGGTGGACGAGCAGGAAGGCGGCACCGGTCGCGGCGCACTTGACCAGCTCGTTGTCCGGGTAGTCCCGAACCCGCTGGGTGGTGATGCGACCCTCGGCGTCCTCGGCGAAGTAGTAGATCGTCGGGAACAGTTCGCCGTAGGAGGCGCCGAAGCAGAGGCCGCCGACGATGGGGCGGTCCGTGGCATCCGCCGAGGCGAGCAGGTCGTCGAGAGCGGTGTGCGGGAACGCCATGTCGGCGTCGATCCACAGCAGCCAGTCGGCGTCACGCTCGAGGAACTGGGCGTTGACGCTATTTCGGGCTGGAGAGATGTTGGCCGATGACCACTGGTTGATGCAGCCGACGATGCGGTGGCTGGTCGCCTGGTCCCACATCAGCATGTTGCACAGCGACTCGGTGAAGTACGACGACGTCTGGCCGGGGTGGATGTACCCGACGACCACGCGATCGGCTGCTGCCGCCTGGACGTGGACCTTCTCGGCGGCAGGCTTCTTCCGGTTGCTCATGGCGTTCTCCCCTGTGTAGTTGTCCCCGCTGGCAGAGAGTTCGCCCGAAGGCGCGGCCCCGACCCCCACGGGGAGCAAGGGTCAGGGCCGCTAGCCGGTTGCTTAGGCCGGCCGTAGCTGGGACCTGAGATCAGGTCTTGAGGAAGCGGAAGGCGTCGACGTCGGTGACGTCACCGCCGACCCGCTTGTGAGCGACGTAGCCGCGCTGACCTGTCGGCAGGCCGGTGGCCTGGTCGAAGATGTTCTGCACGAACTCCACCTGGATGCCGATCCGGTCGTAGATCACGTACCGGGAGAAGTCGCCGAGCACCGCCAGCACCGTGCCGGAGGTGGTCGCCGAGGGCATGTCCGACGCCTGCGCGATCGGCGAACCCAGGAGTGGGGCGCCGATGCCGGCGTTGAAGTCGGACCAGAAGTACGACCCGTTCGAGGCGGTCGACATCTGCTTGATCGTGTTGAACGTCTGCTTGTTCGCCAGCCAGGTGGCCGAGTCCTCGTAGCGCGAGGGCAGCGAGTTGAGCAGCGCGAACACGTCCACCGCGGAGGCCGTGGTGAAGGCGCCTCGCGTGGTGGCGGTGACCGTCGAGCCGGCAGTGCCGGAGATGGCGGTCACGATGCCCCGAGGGGCGTTCGAGCCGGAGCCCGAGATGAACGCCGTGTTCTCCTTGTAGCCCATCGACTCGGTGATCAGGCCCGGGAGCTCCGACTGGAGGCCGGTGTCCTCGAACACCTCGTAGGAGCCGGTCACGTAGGCGGTCAGCTTGGCCGCGGTGACGGACGGACTGCCCAGGGTCGGGCTGCCCTCCGGCGTGGTCGCAGCCTCAGCGGTCCAGTAGGACGTGACGTTGCCGACGGTGACACCGTGCCACACGTTGACCGTGCCGGTCTTCACGGTGGCGAGCTGCCGGATCGGATCCTTGGTCGCCGCACCCGTGTGGATCAGGGTCGGGTCGAGCAGGGTCGGCAGCAGGTAGCCACCGTTCGCACCCGACAGGGACATCGCGGTGCGCATGGCCTCGGCCTGCTCGGGCGTGTAGATGGGCTGTCCGCCCTGCGCTCGCATGGTCTCGACGAACGCCGAACGGTAGGCATCCGAGCCCACGATGAGCGCGTGACGCGCCGCACCGGGGATGCTCTCGATGTTGCCGATCAGCGCCTCGAGTTCCGAGTCCTTGAGGCCCCGGTGCTTGGTGTCCTCGAAGGCCCGCAGCGCACGCTCGCGCAGCTCCGGGTCCTTGTCCGAGCGCCACTGCAGGTCCGTCAAGTTCTCGAACGGGTCGTTGCGGTTGACGTGGACGGCCGGCGCGCCGACAGCCTCGCGGATGGTCGCGCCCTCGATCTTGGAGAGCTTCTCGGCCCGCTCGACCAGCGCGTTGTGCGCCGCCTCTGCGGTGTCCCACTCGGTCAGCACGACATCCATGCGGGTGGCCTGCTCGTCGGTGGCATCTTCGACCGCCTTGAGCTCGTTGATCTCCGAACGGAGAACCTCGAGCGCGGCAGCCGACTCGGTGATCTGGGTCTCGTACATCAGAGGCCCCTCTCTCGCAGCGCTGCTGCGAACTTGAATCGGGTACTTGCGTGCCGTGCCGAGTGCTCGTTGAGCGGCTCGTCGTCAGCGGGGGCGGCGTCGGATGACGTGCCCAGGTCGACCGGCTCCACGGTGGGAGTGGTCGTCCGAAGTTCGGGGTGCTCGGCGAGGCGCCGAGCGAGTTCTGCGATCGCGTCGTCGTCCATCTCCAGCAGCGACCGCACGCCGCCGACCAGTGCGCCTTCGTAGGCCGGGAACGTCACCAGCGACGCCTCCCGCAGGCCCACCTCGGTGCGCACCTTCACGCGGTTGCGGTCGACGTGCTTGATCGGCGCGAAGCCGACGGAGAACGAATCGAGCGCGCCGTCACGGAGCAGCTCGAGCGCCTCATCGCCAGCGTTGGTCTTGGAGACGTGGAACTCGCCGTAGAGGCCGGCCGCATCCTCGCGGAGCAGGGTCGCGCGGCCCAGTGGGTTGGTCCGGGCGAGGTGCTGACTGAGCAGCTTGACCCGGTCGCCGCGCTCCTGGATGGTCTTCTTGAAGGCGCCCCGCTCGAACATCTCGTCGTAGGAGGGGCCGCCGTCACTGACCCGAGCGACCCGATCGAAGGGGACGATGATGCCGTGGACCGTGCGGCCGGTGCCGTCAGCACGGACCTCGATGTCGGCCGCGAACGCGCGCGAAAGCGACTCGCTCATGTCCCCTCCTTGATGGGGGTCGGGGTGGGCAGCGCGGGGGTCGCGGAGCCGGGTGCCTGGAGTTGCACGGAGTAGAGGCCGGTGTGGACCAGCAGGCGGAAGTCATCGGCTTCGACCGCCCTGACGACGCTCGTCGGCTCGTAGCCCGCAGAGATCAGCGACGAGACGGTGGACGCTCGGGTTGACTGAATGTCCGCCGCGTCCTTCTCGTCCTCACGCAGGAACGGAATGTTGTCCGCGTCGTACCACAGACGCGTGTCCACGCCAGGCGACGGCAGCAGCGGGGCGAGCGACCCGGCAGCGTTCTGCCACAGGGGGTGGATCGTGCCGTCACCGAAGCGCCGTCGAGCCTGCGCATAGTTCGAGTACGTCGCCGCCTCGAGCCCCTCAGACAGGCCGACGATCACCGGGGGCGTGCCGGCCGCCGCAGCGATGCGGGTCTCGCCCGCACCCTGGACCTGCTTGAAGTCGATCTGCTGCATGTTCGCGCCGACGATCGTGGCGTCTGCACCCGGGTACAGGTTCAGCGTCTTGTACGCGTTGTCGACGCCGCCGTTCTCCGCCTGCAACCGCTTGTTGAACGCGATGATCTTCTCGCGGTCCGCGGTAGGCCCGTGCTTGATCACCATGTTCGGCGTCGCGCCGTTCTCGAAGAACTTCCGCTTGTGGGTGTTCATCAGCGAGTCGTTCTCGATCTCGCGAACC